TCTGGGTATCGCAAAGCAAGAATTTTAATCTTAAAGGAAGACAACTGCTTCTTTTCAATAAGTTCACTAGTCGTTACAACTTTTTTCACTGCGCCGAATAGTCCCTCAAGGACAAGTTTATGAGTTTCGGCACCGTCTAGTGTTCCTGTTAAACCAAATCGATACTTACAGTCATCAAGTTTTTCCATGATAGAAGTAAGAGATTTAGCCTTAAACTGGTGAGCCTCGTCACCAATCACAACATCAAATTGTTCAAAGTATTCTTTTGGCATCTTGTAGATAGACTGCCAAGTTGACACTATAACCTGCTTGTCTGAGACTTTATCTAATCCAGCCATAACTTTGTGGCAGTGATTATCAGCATCCCATCCGTAGTCTGCAAAGTCTGTCACCATTTGGTGAACAAGAGAAGTTGTTGGAACAATGAGTAGTGTCTTCACATTGAACCAACGAACTAGATGGTAAATGATTAATGATTTACCAGAAGCGGTAGGGGAGAGCAAGAGACACCTTCTATTGCGCACGGCGTGGGTAAATGCGCTAAGTTGGTAATCTCTTGCCCGTAGCGGGAGATTTAGTGATTTACTAAACTCATCCGCTTCGTGTAGCGAAAAGTCTTCCGCCCCTTCTACACTTTCGTCAAACTCTAGGACATAGCCACGGGTTCGGGCGAATTCTTCAACATATGGGAGAAGTCCTGCATACAGCCGTTTTGTGTATACATTGTATAGACGTATCTTTCCATCCCACATCTTGTTACGATATGCGGGCATGAAAGTTGCGCCAGGGACTTGAAAAGTGAAGAAGTCCTGAAGTTCGTAGGCAGTTCCAGCGTCACAATCGATTTTGATGTGAACGGAATTGATTTGCGATATTGCTAGAACTTCTAAGTTACTTGAACTTTGGTCCATGAATCCAACCAACAAGACTTCTACGAGTTCCTTTAGTCACCTCTGTTACACGATGGTAAATATGAGATGGGAACACTACCATAGAACCTGCGGTCTTCAAGTTCAACGTATGAATGCGGTTCTCATCGTTGGGTGCACCCCATTCGATTTGAAAGTCACCGCCTTCAAAACTGTCTTCGTCATCAAGCAACATCGTAAAACTTAGTTTACGCTTTGCCTGTGCGCCAGTTGAACCTGCGTCCATATGCCAATCGTAGTATTGACCTTTGCCATATACCGTGTATTGAACAGGTTCAATGTAGGTATACTCAAAGTCCCAACCTGCAAGATGGTTTGCACGTTTGACTAGTTTATCTACGTTCTCATAGAAGAACTGTAGGTCACGAGAAAACTCCAAGAATGATACACCGCTCTCACGAGGTGGTGCACCTGCACCAGACTTTTTGATAGTCTCTGCTGGTTGAAGTTTAACGTTTTCAACGTATTTTTTAATACGTTCCAGAGCGTGGTCAGGCATGCCTGCTTGCTCATTCAGAATAAAACATGGGTTTTTCAAATACATCTTAAAATGCTCCGTTCATATTTGTAAATTTGCGCCACTCAATAGCGCCTTTTATGTTATAGCCTCTAGCCGTGAGACTTTTAATACAACTGTCCAAAAAGTCTACCTTCTCTTGTTGATAGGAGATTTTGATGTTTAAGTCAATAATGTCTCTATCTGCTTCTATATATCTTGGTATATCTGCTTTGAGAACTTTCTTTAAGAATGGTTCCCAACCACGCTCTTCGAGGTCCTCTCTTGCCATATCACCAAGATAGTATTCCCACTTGTCTGAAGTAAGAATTTTCAAATCGTTTTTAAGTTTCACAAGAAGTAATCTCTCTCTGGAGAATATCTTATAATACTTAGTATGTAGTTGTGGGATTTTAAGTAACTCTTCGTCAAGAAGGTCATCTTTCCAGTTACAGTCTTCTGTCCACAAATCTTGCATTTCTTCAAGTTTCATTCGCCACGCCTCATGTTCAAATTACACAATTAATAATCAGTATATCAGGTTTTATCAGTCCTGTCAAGAGGTAAGTGGGATTGTTTTGTTGATAGTTTCAAAACCATCAACCATACTTGAAATTGGTGTAACGTCATAACTTCTAAAGCGGAAACTTGCAGTTGAGATAACTGTCTCGCTTGAAGCCTGAGAGTTGAAACTGATTTCACCCAAAGATGTTGGGTAACAATCATACAAACTAACACGAATAATCGGGTTGCTTGTGTTTGAAAGAATAGTGATGGTTGCGTCTGAGTAGACCATCTTCTCATATTCGTCAGTGCTTTCTGGATAGCCAGCACTTCTCATCCAATTGTGAACTTCCATCCATCCACGAATTTCTTCGTCAATAATAAAGTCACATGTGAGTTCACCATAAACAATCTTGTCACCTGGAACAGGAACATCAACCAAAGGAGTTGGCAATTGGCTTTCGCCCAAAGTCAAAGATGGTATCGTTACTGTCTGAACGTTACTTGCGAAAACTGGACATCGTGTCAAATCAAACCTGAAATTTGATGGATACAGTTTATTCAAATTTTGAACTGCGTCTGCCATTCATAATCTCCTATTAGCATCTACAACTTTATTTATAAACATAAAAAAGGGAGAGCCCGAAGGCTCTCCCAAGTGCTTTACTTCTAACTTCTTATTATTATAGGATGTTAGATACAGAAGCGATACGGTAGTAAGTGTTGGCACGCTTAGTAAGAGCGCCTGCACCAACTGCGGTACCTTCAGCGAATGGGTTCGCAACCATGCCGTAGCGTGTTTTGAAGCCAATCTTAGGCTGGAATGTATTCTCGCCAACCGCACGAACCATTTGTAGAGGAACGTATGGGCAGTAGAAAATACCAGCATCGTATGCGTTGGTACCTTTGTAACCAACAACATAGAAGTCTGTGCCAGCATATGGGTCGATGTAAACTTTGTAACGACCGTTTAGGATACCAGCAAATGTGTTGCCAGTTTCGTCTACAGTCAAACCAGTTGACATTTGTGGCTCATAAGAAAGCAAGCCAGTCATTGCTAGGGCAGAAGCAACATCTGAAGAACAGATGATGAAGTTGCCTTTACCACGACGGGTTTCACGAGCAATCTTGTTAGCGTCACGTTCGATTTGGAACATTAGACCCTTGTAACGCTCAACTGACCAACGACCGTCTGCATCGTTTGCAAGGTCGAAAGAACCGTCAGCACCTGAACCACCGGCTTTAGCAACACGGTAGATTGTGCGCATAACTTCACGGTTGATTTCAGCAAGAATTTCAGCAGACAAGATGTTTGCCAATTCTGTTTCAGCGTCAAGTCCGTGAACTGCTTTCAAGTCTTGTGCAAGTTCGATTGTGTATTCTGCTTTCAAAGCGCGGCTTTGTGCAGTTACGGCAATCTTCTCTACTGAGAATTGCATTTCGTTGAAAGTAGTGCCATCGCCGAGGTCTTCAGCAGAGGCAGTTGACATGCCTGCACCAGTTGTGTAACCGCCAGGAGCGGTTGCATCTGGGTCAGCAACAGCAGGGTCAGTACCACGAGGAGTACCAGTACCAGAGAATCCGGTATCTGCTTCATCGTAGAATACTTCGTTGCCTGAACCGTTCTTGGCACGCATTGCGAACACAAGACCAGTAGGACCAGACATAGGTTGAACACCAGCAACATCATAAGCGATGAGTTGTGGCATAGCACGGCGAACTAGAGAAATTAGGACTGGGTCATAATTCTGAACGTTGCCAGTAGCGTTTAGAGGTGTCTCCGATAGAGCATGACGCTCTTCGCGGAGGGCTTTTTCTTGGTTTTCCAACAGAACAGCGGTAACAGCCTTACGATATGGGTCAGCGATAGGTGTAGCACCTTCCGCCTCCATTAGTGGCTGCCACTTCTTCTGAAGTTCTTCAGATAGATACATTTTGCATCTCCTTATACTTTTGAAGTGGTTTATTAATTAATATAGCCTTCATGTCATTAGACACTATTATTTATAACGAATTACTTTTTCATCCGTGATAGTGCCAATGTATAGGCAGCCATGTCTCCAGAAGGCATTTGTTGCACCTCTGAGACACTATCTTCGGGGTTTCCGCCAGTAGCCTTAACTTTAGGGAAATATGATTCCTTGATAGTTTCTAACTTCTCACGATACTGGTCAGCATCAACAAACTCAACGCCTTCTGCTAGTTTAGCAACTTTCTCTGCTTCAGTGTCAGCAAGACCTTCGCTTACGCTTGCCAAGATTTCTCTTGCAACGAAAGTGTCTAGGACTTGTTTCTGCTCAACTGCGGCTTCGATTTGCTCATTTAGTTTAGCCTTGAGTTGTTCAATTTCAGTTGCTTGTTCCTCAAGAACATCAACTTTCTCTTCAGGAACGTCAATATAATGTTCCATGAATAGGTTTTTGAGACCGCCAAGGAAGTCTTCGACTAGTTCAGCCTTAAGACCTTTTTCGATAGCGATTTCGTTATCTTTCATCCATTGCTCTACAACGTAGTCAAGGTAAGTGTCAACTTTTTCAGTCAACTCTTCTTTAACTTTTTCTACGCCTTCAGCAATAGCGAATTCTTTTGCTTTCTCAACTTCAGCAATTGCTTCAGCGGCTTTAGCGTTGATTGCGGCTTCGAAGATTGTGGTTGCTTTAGTCTTAAACTCTTCAGAGAGTTCTTGACCAGAGAACATTGCCTCAACGTCTTCGTTAGTCTGTTCTTTAACAGATTTTTCAGCCTCTTCTTCGCCATCAACTACAACATCAAATGATGCTTTGAGTGCTTTGTAGCCAGCAGAAAGG